GAAAATCTTGTATCTCTTATAGAGTTCTAGCGGAAGTCTGAATCTAATTTCTTTCTCTTTCATAATTCCATTATACGGAAATCCGCTTAAAACCACAATTTATAATGATTCTTGAGTCGATTTTTTCTTAAACCATAACAACTTAAGAGTTTATGAAAACATTTTTGTATCCAACTATATCCCAATGACTTACATTAAAGTTTACCTCAAAAGGAGAATTTTATGCAGCCAGGCGGAATGTTATATACCCAAGGTTTTGGATCAAGACCAGAGAATGTTGAAGTACCAGTTATTCAAACAAGAGCTCCTACTTCAACAGATACCGGCTATCCTATTGGTAAGCGATGGATCTTTTCAGGAACAGGTGAATATGTCCTTCTTTCTCTTTCTGCGGTAAGTGGAATCCTTTCTGCTACATGGTCAAGTCCTGAAGGCGAACTTTCTTCTACAACGAATCCTGGTATTGTTTGGACAAGCACTCTTTCAGAGCTACAAAATGGTAATGCACCAGCCGGAGCTTATGTATCCTTAACAAACGATATTGCAACTGTTATTGCAAATGTTGTGGTTGGTGCAGTTCCTCCAGCAACAAATGCAGGTCAATTTGGTATTGTAAGATTAGCAACAAATGCTGAAGCTGCCGCAGGTACTATTAGCACAAACGTTGCAATAACACCAAGTACTTTGGCTTATGCCCTTGCTAATGGTGTTTTACCAGCTTCAATTGGCGCTTTAACAGCAGTTGGAACTGTTAGCCTTAATGCTACAGGAACCGCAGCCACAACGATCGGTGGTTCATCTGGTGCAGTAACTATTGCAACAGGCGCAGGAAACTTTAGTTTGACTGGTGGTGGTAATACAGTTGGAATTGCTAATGATGCCGCAGCTAACTTGGTCACGATTGGCTCATTAACTGGCGCTGCATCTTTAGCACTGCAAGCTGGAACAGGTAACTTTACTCTTAATGGTGCAGCTACTACAACTTACGCAATAGGATCTAGTACCACAAGTGGCACGATTACTATCGGTGGAACAGCACAGACTGGAACCATGACGCTTGGTTCATCTTCTGGAACTAATATCATAGCCATTGGTGCGGGAACTGGGGCAACCACATTGAATCTAGTCAATAGCCAAGCAGCCGGAGCGGTTAATGTCGGCGCAGGAATGACAACTGGTACAATCACGATCGGTGGTACCGCAATGACAGGTAACATGGTTCTTGGTTCTTCTTCTGGAACTAACACAATGACGATTGCCGGAGGAGCTGGCGCAACCACACTTAATATCGCAAACGTTCAAGTTGGAGGTGGTGTTAATGTAGGCGCAGGGATGACTACAGGGTCTATCACACTTGGCGGAACTGCTCAGACTGGTAATCTAGTATTAGGTTCATCATCTGCAACGAATACGATGACCATAGCCGGAGGAGCTGGAGCGACCACATTGAATCTAGCAAATGCTCAAGTTGGTGGTGCTGTTAACGTTGGCGCGGGTATGACCTCAGGAACGATCACGGTTGGTGGTACTGCTCAAACTGGAACCCTCACTCTTGGTAGTTCTTCAGGAACTAACAGCATTCTAATTGGAAATGGCGCGGGAGCAACTACAGTTTCGATCGCAAACGTTCAAGTGGCTGGTGTTGTCAATATCGGTACTGCAATGACAACAGGTACATTCAATATTGGGTCAACTGCTGCTGGAACTGGTTTAGCTACTCTATTTGGAGGAACAGGAGCCCAGACAATTAACCTGGCAAATTCTACAGGTGGTAAAACACTTAATATAGCCACAGGAGCAGGAGCCAACCTTGTTGCCATTGGATCAAATAATGGTGCTTCTTCCTTAACACTACTTGCAGGAACTGGTAACTTCTCTTTAGATGGTAATGCAGCTTCAACTTTTGCATTTGGTCCATCTGTTACAACCGGAACTTTTACAATCGGTGGAACTGCTCAAACAGGTACAATCACTTTAGGTAGCTCTTCAGGAACTAATATTGTTGCAATCGGTGCGGGAGCCGGAGCAACTACAGTTTCAATTGCAAACGTTGGTACTGCTGGAAATGCGGTCAATCTAGCAACTTCTGCTGGAGCAAACGTCATTACGATCGGCTCTGTAACTGGTGCGTCAAGTATTACGCAAAGAGTTGGAACTGGTAACTTTGTTCTTAGTGGTGCAGCTACTTCAACTTATGCAATTGGAGGATCAGCAACTACTGGAACAATCCTAATCGGTGGTACGGCTCAAACAGGTGCTATTACCCTTGGAAGTTCATCAGGAACTGCCTCTGTCCTTATCGGAAATGGTGCTGGTGCATCTACTGTTTCTATCGCTAATGCGACAACGGCAGGAGCCACAGTTAATATTGCGACTGGCGCTGGAATTAACGCAGTGACCATAGCCAACGGGGCAGCGGCAAATACTGTGATCGTAGGTTCTACCAATACAACTTCCACAACGACTCTTAATGCTGGTTCAGGAAACGTCAACGTAACTGGCGGTAACTTAGTCATTGCAACTTCAGCTAAGATGCTCCAATGGAAAGGTGGTGCAGCAACTGACTTTAGAGGAACAGGTGTATTGACTGCTGGAACTCAGACAATTGCTAATACAAACATTGCAACCGGCGATATGATCTTCTTAACGAGAACAGCTGTAAACGCATCGACTGCACTTGGTGAATTATCCTATACGATTAGCAATGCGACTAGCTTTACTGTAACAGCACTTGGAGTACTGACAGCAACAGTCTTAGCAGCTGACGTCTCCTCTTATGCTTATATTATTGTTCGACCTGTTTAAGACATTGCAATAATAATGTTCATTCGATATAAATTATTTGAACATTAAACATAGGTGACTCATGCTAAAGAATATATCAAAATTAGAGCTAAAAGTAGGCGAAAAGACTTATCAATTTTTATGCGATAATGATTCGCCTTTGAATGATATTAAAGAAGCGATATTCCAATTTCAGAAATATGTTGGTGTCATTGAAGATCAGATCAAAGCACAGATGGAAGCTCAAGCAAAAGCTGCATCTGAGGCTATGCCAGTAACAGATGAAATAAAACCAGAGGTTTAAATGTCATTCACAAATCGTGTTACGTGGGAATTGTTAAGGTCATTGGACACTGCAACAATGACCAGTTCTTCAACTTATTTCAAAGTTGGATCAGCTCTTCTATATCCATCTTATAAATTGAAGATGGTAAATAATAGCAATGTCCTTGTCACGGTTTCGATTGATGGTGTCAATGATTATGATGTTCTTCCTGCAACATCCGCTTGGATCTATGATGAAACCCAAGCCATGATTGCATCCGCTACAACTCCTGCAATTCCAGCAGGGACTCAGATCTTTTGTAAATCTGCTACTGCTGGAGTTGGATTAGTCTATTTGGTCTCTCAATATCTTGTAACAAACTAGGCGCTCATGTCACAGGTATTTTATAATGGCGGAAGTGGAGGAGGCGGCGGCGGTGGTGCAGTTACATCGATTGTCAGCGCATTTCAGCCTAATGCAAATGTACAAGAATTTGATGATTTCGTTTCTACATTTGGAGATAATACCCATTCTTCTAAAATGCCTTGGGAAGCTAATGGTTCAGGTTTTTTATCTGCTACACCAGGTACAAATACTAATCCCGGAATTATGGCAATTGAAAATTTTACGCCGGGAGCAACTTCGGGAATCTTTTTAAGACAAGGGTCAAATTCTGGACCTGACACAGGAGCTTTTGCATCCGGCGGTGGAGCAATTTCTAATTCTTGGGTTGTTCAATTGTCTTCTCTTTCCTCTGGTGGAAATACTTATCGTTTCTCTTGTGGTTTAGCCGATGGAACAACTCTTTTAGCAAGTACGGATGCATATGTAGACGGAGTTTACTTTCAATATACGAATGCTGTGAATGGCGGTCAATGGACAATCAATTGTACAAAAAATAGCGTTACAACAACCGTTAACACTTCAGTTGCTGCTAATACAAACTTTGTGACCTTAACAGCTTTGATTAACACTGATGGAACGTCTGTTTCTTTCTTCATCAATAACGTCCTTGTCGGCACTCCTATCACCACTAATATTCCTACAAATCCTATTACTCCTTTTGTAACTGCAATCAACTTAACAGGGACAAATCCTACATTTAATGCTGATCTTTGGTATATCAATTATACTCTTACAAACCCTCGTCCAGGCCCAATATTTAACACAGTGACAGTTGGAACAGGACAATCGATTAGCAAATATACTGCTGCGAATGGAAATTACCAAGTTCTGAATACAGACTCAATCATTGGCCAAACGAATACTTCAGCTCCTTCTACTATCACAATGCCAAATGCGGCTCTTGTAGCTGGTCAAACATGGACGATTAAAGATCAGACCGGAGGGGCAGCCGCCAATAACATTACTGTAAGTGGAAATGGAGCCAATATAGACAATTCTCCAACGTTCGTGATCAATATTAATTTGGGAGCGATCACACTTTATTGCGATGGAACCAATTTCTTCATAATTTAAGGATACTATGGCTTATACCCCAGCAACATTAAGCGTACCTAAAGGCGGAACTGGTCAGCCAACCTTAACTCTTCATGGATTATTGGTAGGAGAAGGAACCGCAGCCGTTAATCAATTGGTAGCAGGAACCTCTGGACAAGTTATTCAATCGGGTGGTGCTTCAGCAGATCCTCTTTGGTCAACAGCTACCTATCCTTCAACTGCTTCAACTGTCGGAACAATTCTTACATCTAATGGTACAAATTGGGTTAATACATTTGCAACTTATCCTACTTCGATTGGTGCAAACCAATTGCTTGTTGCTTCAAGTAATAACGCTATCACTCCTTTGGCAACAGCAAATAGTAGCGTTCTCACCACAAATTCAAGTGGTGTTCCTGGTTTTACAGCTAAAACAGCAGTCGGAAATTTAGTTCTCATACAAACTCAGACAGCTTCTGGTTCTGCTAGCATTATTTTTACAACTGGAATCACAACGACTTATAATAATTATAAATTAATTATAAGCAATTATGTTCCTGCGAATAATAGTGTTAATTTACTTCTTCAATATTCATCAAATGGAGGTAGTTCTTATATAACTACTGGTTATCTCTCAGATGAAATGTATAGTGCTTATAACAATGCATCAGGACTTAATACTGGTTTCTCTGCCACTACAGGAGTTATTTTAAATCTTAGCGTAGCTAATACAGCAACTACTGGTTCACCTGGCGAATATACATTTTATCAATTAACGTCTGGTTATTATCCATCCATGATGGGAATGCATACAAGAATGGATGGATTATTATGTGTTAATGGAAGCGTTTATAATACTGGCATCGTTGTCAATGCCCTTAAAATATCTTGTAGTGCAGGAAATATAGCCACAGGAACATTTTCTCTTTACGGAATTGTACAATAAAATGTCATCAAACCAAAGCAATGGCCCAAATCCTGTTGAAGGATATACCCAAGGAACTGGAACTAGTTCTTCCGATCCTTTCATCACGATTTTTCAGACTCGTGATCCAACTCCTTATGATTTTCAATATCCTGTTAAGAAAAGATGGATAAATCTTTCTGAGACAAGCGAATGGATTCTAACTGGTTTTTCTAATGTCACAGGGCAATCTCTTGCTATTTGGATTTTGCTTAATGCTGGACAAGACTTTCTAACTTTATCTGACAATACAACTCCTATAACTCCTTCAAGCACTGTTGAACCAAATTCTAGTGGAAATATTCAATTAACAGGCCAAGTTGGAGAACAATCAACTTCCAATCCTGCTAATTTTTTCTCAACGGTTGTATCTGATCCTTCTAACCATTCAATAGCCATCAATCCCATGTCTCCTGCTCGATGGATTGTAGACCCATTGGGAATTAATGGAACCAATACCACAATTCAGGGCGCAATTGATTCTTCAAGTTCTGGCGACACAATCCTTGTTTTACCTGGAATTTATGATGAAAACTTAGTTCTTATTGGTGGAATAAATATCGCTGCATTTAATGACGATTTTGGTGGATATGTTGATTTGACAGGAACCATAACTTTTTCAGTTGAAGGATTTACTACTTTTTCAGGATTAAGAATTTTTTCAAGTGCTTCATCAGTGATTACAGTTTCAGGAGTGGTGCAATGTGTTTTGATCTTTATGAGATGCACTATTGTTTTCCAAGGAACTGCAGTAGGTATTAATTTTACAAATAACAACATTAATTCATCAGTCCGATTAATGTATTGTGAAGGAGATATTTCAAATCCAAATTCAAAGTTTTTTAATATCTCTGGAACCAATACCAATACAGCTATATTTTTTGAATTTACAAAAATCACAAACGGCGTCACGATTCCATTAAATCAGAATAATATCAATATGACACCTGCTACGAATTCATCCGGAAAAATTCTTATAAACAATTCAAGCATTGCTTTCGCGATCACAACTTCAGGAACAGCTTCATTTGTAAGTGTAAATTCTGATTTTGTAGGATTGACTCAACAAAGTTCAGCTGGAAATCAAACTTATACTCTTGGAGGGTCAGGTTTAAATCAAATTTCTAATTGTATATTCAATTCTGGAACTGCTTCTAGCATCAATATTTTAACACCTGCCTCTGCTTTGTTAGAATTTTGTACACTTTCAAGCTCCAATGCAACGGGTGCAATTATAGGAAATGGTACTCTACAAGGTAATTCTCTCGTCTTTAATGGTTCGTCAAATGTTATTCAAAACACTTTGACACTGGTAACCGAAACATTAGGGATTACACAAAGTTTTACCCCCTTTATAGCATTTGGAGGAGGAACCACAGGCATAACTTATAATGTTGGTTCAACATTTGGAACAATCACTCAAATCGGTAAAATGGTTTATGTTTACGGGCAAATTATTTTAACCTCAAAAGGAATTTCAACAGGCGGAGCAACAATTAATTCAAGCCTGTTATTTCCTGCTTGTGATTCTACGTTTCCTGCAAATATAGCTGTCAATTTGGATGCAGCAATCACTCTTGACGCTGGATATTCTAGCGTATTTGGTTTCATGGCAGCAGGAACATTAAGATTTCTGATATTTGAACAGGGATCGAATATAGGTTCCGGACAACTACAAGATACAAACTTTTCTAATACGAGCGCATTGGAGTTCTCAGGCTGGTATATGTCAGCTTAAATCTTAATGTAAATCCGCTTTACATTGACTTAATCTAAGCCAATTCCAGATTCAAAAATCGCCTGTTCATTCTCATATGTTTCGCATATATTGTGAATATCGTTATAGATTTTACAGGCTGAGTTTAAACCCTGATATTTTCCATAGTAGTATTGCTTGTCTAAATGCCCTGTTTGCATGAGATAAAGGGTATAAGCTGCTTGTCTTTCGGTTATCATTTGTTGCTGGCAATTAACACATGCCATAGGGGAAAAAGGCAAAAGTAATGTTGCTAATACAAATTTCATGTTCTCTCCGTTTTTTTTATTATAACTAAATTTTGAATATCATTATTTCTTGGATCCCCATCAAGATGATAGACATGCTCACATGCTAATAGGGGACGTCCTAATTTTTCTGCCATTAAAATCCGATGAAAATAAACTTTTCTACCATCGACTCTAATTTCTTTATATTTAGACAATGAGCTTTCCTTTGCATAAGTTCATCTTGATAATCTGAAATTCTTGATTCATCTCATGAATTATTTTGGTAAGCTCGGCATTCCTGGCATATAAAGAACGCCGAGTCTTTTCCCATTCTTTTTTCATTTTATCAAATTCGTAATCTTTATTAACTGGTAAATCAAACAATGTTAACTGATTCATTATTAGCCTCCGGAGGTGTCAGATTGGTGACACAATTCCAGAAGGTTGAATATTTTTCAAGCATCATTTTTATAAACTTATCGTCTCTTTCTTCAATTATGGTTATACCTTCTTGACCATCAAAGCTATAGAAAAAAATCATTTCTACATCAGCAATGTACATTTGATGTTGAAGTTGGCAGCGATAGTAATCGGCAATGTCTCCATTCATGGCTAATTTATGCGCTGCTTTGCCGCATTTGATCTCAACGATTGTTTGCCTGTCTTTACTCACTCCGTCAAACGATGCGCTAAGGAAGGGCAGCTTCTCGCATTCTGCGACCATTGGCTCAACTTTAATACCCATCTCAAGCTCAAATGCTATTCGGGCTAGTGGTTCAAGCTCCACGCCCCTTTGCATGTTCGCATTCATAGGCTCGGACCAACCAAAAACTTTTTCTTCCCATACTTGAAGTTGAGTCTTCCATCTGTTGACTCCTAGGATTGCGCCGGCTTCCGAAGCCCCAATATGATTCTGACGGAATTGCAACCATTCCGTTGAGCCTTGAATTAAGTCTATAATCTTCATTTGCATCCTTGATATGTAGTTTTAGCATTTTATTTCCCCGAGAAAAGTTCCGCATTCTTGATCATGCCATTTAGAATCTTGTTGTACATGTCTAATTTAACCTCAGCGAAGGCTTTAACACCTTGCTGGCTCAAATATCCCATAAGCTTAGAAAGGTACTCAGGATCGCAGGAATCGGCCAATTCTTTGAGTTTGTTAGATTCCTCTAAACTGATGACAGGAAGATCAGGAACTTTAGGCTTTTCTTTAGAGTCTTTAGTGTCTTTTGCATTTCGATTCATTGCTTTTTCTCCATCGTCATCTTCATCGGTAGAAATGCCAACTATACTACTCAAATTATAACGACGCATATAAGTAATACTTGATCCAAGAGCCTGCGGATCATTTTTGTATGCTTTTTTATTGGGACCGATTTTTCCTATTTCTTCTTTTTTATTGGGATCGATTTTTACTATTTCTTCTTTAACTGGAACAGGGGAAAACGATTTAATCCACTGACCTGAAGAATGGGCTAATGTTGTGATTAAAATAGGTTCTCCACCCTCTCCCATGTCTATAGTCTGAATAACGCAAAGGCCATGCCTAGAAAGAGGTTCTCGGCAAACTGACCACACAGCGTTTAAATCTGCATACTTGCTTTTGAAAAAAGGGTTATTCGAATCTTTTAAGGCGGGTGTAATTTCACCCTGGCACTTGGCCAAGGCTGTTGCTAACTCATTTATGTTTTCTGATTGGTTCATTAGTCACTCCATTTTGATTTACTGTTTTCATTATTGTTAAAAAATTCTATGCAAGCCTCTAAACCATTTTGATAGATATCTTCATATTCTTTTCTCCAATCTCCATTGAGAATTCGATATTTATGATCTTCTGTTATGATTGCAGTCTCATCTTGATCTTCAATATAAGAAATTAAATAATCTCTTTGATCAGTATGCAATAAGAATTGATTTCTCCATCTAGTATGATTTTTCGTTTTTTCCCATGGACTATTCATATCTATTCCTCATAGTTGTATTCGCCATAGGCGAGATCTTTTTCTTCTCTCAATCTAATTTGAAACTCTTTAAAATCTTGGAAAAGTGCAGCAATCTCAAGAGGCGAAAGCTTCTCGATTACTTTGTACCTTATTTCTTCCATGTATCCCTGTAACATAAACTCATCCTGTAAAGGGCTATCATCAACAGCGAGGCTCATGCGACACCTCCAACGAGATAATCACTGATCTCCTTCATCTCATTAGCTGATCTTTCCATATCCCAGCTTAACTGCTCAATGCGATAGCAAAGATCGAAGCCAAATTTTCTTTCGTTCTCTGACATCATTGTTAATGTAGTGCATAATCTATTTGTTATTTCTATAAGTTGTTGTAAGTCATTCATATACGTTCCTTTTGGTTAGGTATCTCAGCTTTCTCTACAACCTGCTGGTTTGGTGGCCAGTCACCAGGGAGATGATCGCTTTGATAACTTAAATATAGCACAATCAACTTATTTAACGCAACATAAATGTTTCACTTGCATTAAAATCGTTAAAAATGTAGATTGTAGTATATCCATTAAAGGAGGATAGGAATGAATAGAAAATTGCAAATAGAAAATCGTCTTAGGAAATATATTAAAGATCAAGATACAAGCTGTTTAACTGTCTTATTATCAGCCCTTACATTATTACATACTTATGCAAATGCATTTAACGACGAAGAAGGTACAGAAAAATTAACTGCTTTCTTAAAACAATGTCATCCAAACTCTTTAGAAGAGTGTTATACACTTTTGGCTGCATTATTAGAATTATCAAATCATTTATTCGGAGAAACTTACGATGAAACTTAGAGACTATTTACATTTTAATCATATGACAGCAGCCAAATTTGCTGACCAATTGGGAATGAATCGCAATCACATTCGAGGTATCAATCGCGGAGTTATTAAATGCGGAATAAAGCTTGCCAATCAGATTGAGATTATGACAGGAGGACAAGTTACCGTAATAGATTTAAGAGGAGAAGAAAAAGAGGGGGATTAATCCCTCTTAAATTTGCATTGATGAACGTTACGGCTTAGATCATAGATGCATCTGAACTAAGCTTAGCTTCTTATGGCAGATTTCGGAATTTAGTAGAAATAAATTTTATCAAGGAATATGTTCTGTAAAAGCGAAAAGGCTCGTCTAGTTAACGAGCCTTTCCAAGAGAAACAACACTAAAATGCAAACTGGATACATGCATTTTATGTTTCTCTTGGATTTTAATCAACTTAAAATCAAGGAGCGACATGTCTATTTTAGCCTCAGATACTTGCAACCAATTAAGAGAATTTTCTGTAGAGGATGCCATCAAATATGGACTTGATTGTGCCATTGTTTTATCACATTTTAAAGAATTGCGATTGAAAGGATATTTTACTCCAAAAGAAGCCTTAAAATATTTTCCTTATTTCTCAGAAAAACAATTTGATCGAATACTTTTTGAACTTGAAGAACATAAACTCATTTTTAGGGGTGATTTTGACGAAGAAATTGTCATCGAATATCTCAAAAGAAAAACACCTCAAAAACTTACAACTATAAAGATAATATCTGGACTTTCTATTTATATGTGTGCTTGGTGTATCTCTCAAACATTAAATTTAGTTCGACATCATTACCCTATTAGAAAAAAAGATGGAGGAAGTGAAATTGTAGAGATTTGTGCAAATTGCCATGAAGAATTTCATTATCTTTGCGATCATGTCAAATTTAGATTTATGGGAGGAGTATTATGCTAGTTAGAACCTCCAAGGACAAAGACCATCCTTATGTGATGCTAAATAAAACATTTCTAGAAGATCAAAATCTATCTCTGAAAGCTAAAGGACTTCTTGCCTATTGCATGTGTAAGCCTGATGGATGGCAATTTCATATCACTCAAATGGCAGAAGTCTTGAAAGAGGGAAGAGATGCTATTTATTCGGCTTTTAAGGAATTAATCAAATTTGGATATTGCGTTAGGAAGCAAGAAAGAGTTAAAGGTCAATATGATAATGGAGAATATGTTCTTTATGAAATTCCTGAAAAGCCGGAAACGGAAAAGCCGGACACGGTAAGTCCGGAACTGGAAAAGGCAGCACTAGTAATAAATGATAATAGTAATAAAGAAATAAAAAAGAAGAGAGAGACTGATTCCTACGGAAAATATGTTGAATTCACTAAAGATGAATATCAGGAGCTTTGCTTGAAGCATGGAGTTGATAAAGTCCATGAAATAATTCAGTCGATCAATGATCACTGTGTGAATAATAGACCTAAAGGCTATAGAGATTACACAGGAGCTTTCAGGACATTCCTAAAGAATTACAAGTCATCCCAAGCAATTCTTCCTAAGCAAACAAATCAAGAGAAGGTCCAAGCTAAATTTAAAAATGGAAGTATTTATAATGGAGCTGAATGCTATTTAGACAATGATGCTATAGGATTTCAGAGGGGGATTACTCATCTGAGTGTAAGATTCATTGAAAAAGGATTTGATGAACAACTTGCAAATATGCTGAGAAAATTTGGGATATAAAAAAAGCTCGAGAGAATTAACCCTCGAGCCCAATCAGCCCTAACCAATAGGAGTCCAATATGAAGATAATGCAAATCTTACTATAAACGTTTTTTGGAGGCAAGATGATTTTAATAATTCAAAGCCAAATCATTAACCTGGATTTGGTTACAACCATTCGGATGGAAGATGAAGATTTAAGAATTCATTTTTTTTATGCATTCTTGGACGATCAAGACGATCACTACTATGATTCTTTTGAATTCACTACAGAAAAAAGAATGGAAGAAGCCTTTACAAAGATTGTCAAGGGGTATGAAGAAGAAAAGAAATTAGTCTGGATAAAGGATTGAAAAGACCTTGCACCACGATGATGCAAGGCCCACATCACTCAACTAATGGAGTCTATTACTAGACATCCAAACTTATATGAAAAAGAAAAATTTAAGGAAAGATTTATGTTTGAAATTCAGAAATTAGAATTGATCAATAAGGGATCGCTCATAGCTAAGTTCAACGTCAAAGTTCTCAAATGGGGAGGCTTTGTCATTCGGGACTGCACATTATTCGATGCAGGTGGCAAGAAATGGGTAGGAATGCCATCCAGGCAATATGAAGCTCATGGAAAGAAGAAATACTTTAGCTATGTTGGATTTGAAGAGAAGGATATGGATGATAAATTCAAAGGACATCTTTTAAATTCTGTGGAGGAATATTTATCTAAGATGAATGTGCAACCTGTCAAAGAGGAGCAAGGAGAATTTCCATTCTAAAAGAAAAGGCCAGCTAGGAGGCTGGCCCTTTCGGCTTCTAACATTTTCAAGGAGGATAGACAATATGAGGTTGTTTATCCAACTTAACTTTACATAAATGCTGGAATTTAGTAAACATAAAAAAACTATGGAAAAAGAATTTTACAATCTTCCCTTACGCATTGAATCAGAGGGGAATAAGAACGAACACTGGACAAAAAAAAGGAAAAGGAAAAAAATACAGGAATCAGTAATTAAAATTTTAATTTGCAATACGAAAATTAAACCGCCTTGTACAGTAACTCTAACGAGAATTGCCCCACGATCACTTGATGAACAAGATAATTTACGCACAGCTTTAAAATGGTCTGTTGATACAGTTGCAGCTATATTAATCCCTGGACTAAGACCAGGAAGGGCAGATGGTTCAAAAGATATTAAGTGGGAATTTAAACAAGAATATGGGGGCGTAAGGATTTACGGTCTCAAAATAGAGTTACAACAGGAACAAAAAAATGATTAAACCAAGATGTTTTAACGAAAGAGATTTACATAAAATAGATTTGATGACTGATCAATGGAATAACTTTTTAACTGCTAGAAGAGCTCGATTTTTTGAATTTAGAACAGATGCAAATTGGCTAACCATGAATGAGCGAGAATATATGCTTGGTGAGTGTCTTAAATTATTAAATAGGGTAGCATAGGGGTATATGCAAAAGATAGAATTGTCATGCAATCAGATTATCGATTTAATTTTTGAGAAAAAAATCATGAATGAAAATATTACATTAACATCAAAAGATAGTTGCTTGGCAATTCTTGCAACTCTCGACACAAGGCTTACTGATGGAAAGATCTTTAGTCGCAAAAATACAGTGGTTTGCGGACAAGATTTATCTTCGAAAGTTATCTATCGAGGATGATCTTATAATTCGAACGCATTATTTAAAACATGATGTTGAGTCGAAGAATGTAGGTCGCGTCGAGGCGTATGATGATGTAATTATGTTGATGGAAGAAGTATTTGATGAGTTTATCATGATGGATTATGACAAATGAAAGATTTTTTATGGGACTGCTTTGCAATTATAATTATAATTTGTGCAATTATTGTGGCTCTCCGTTTTTTGATTGATCTTCTATCGGAACTTTAAAAAAGGTATATTTATGGAATATCTAAATTATATTTGTGTTTTTTTTGGCGGGCTTATTGTGGGGTTGTGCATATCATTCTTCTACCTCTTTAAAGAGCCCCCTTCAACAGTCTGAAGATGAATAGTTTTACTCATCTTTCTATGAAATCATTGAGGATTGTGTAAGTCCGTAAGGAATGAAAGATGAGTGTTTTATATCTAGGAGATTATTATCCTGAATATCAGGACCTAGAATTTCAAATAAAAATTGAGCCAATTATCACTAATGATCATTGGATTTACTTGTTAAGATTGCAGAAACTAAGAGAAAGCAAGGAATGGTTAGAAACGATGGACAAAGCATATAAAAAGCTAGGCAAAGAAGCCAAAAAAATTGAAAAAGATACAAAAGCAGTTTTGAAGAAGGATAAATCTAGAGATAAGATTATCGATAAGGCTAAAGAAATGAAAAAGAAAGGCTGCTAATGGAATATAATGCATTTGAAGATCAATCCAATTGGCAACAACCTGATTCAGGTGATCCTATTAAATCTACGCATGCCATTCTTAGAATTGAAACTAATCCACCAATTGAATCGCCTAAAACTCCGCACTGCTCAATATTGACTATCACGGTCAAGGATGATGAAAAGACTCTAAGATCTAAATATCTCATCTATGAATCTTATTTCGTACACCCTGATGATGCAATAATAAAAGAATGTATCGCTAAAGCTCTCAAAGATTTCAATGGAGAGCCTAGCGATATTAGAATTAGGATTAATCTTGAGCTATAAATGCGAAAAATGTCAAAAAGAATTTAAAATTTATGATTTAAATCCTGTATGGGATATTTTCGCCCCTTCATTTCCTCCTAAATTTATTTGTAATTCCTGTAAAAAAATTAATCCCCCTCATTTTGTACTCTGACTATCTCCGCTATGAGAAGGAGAGCTGCATTTAAATCACAGTTTGTCACAAACCCCATTTGAACATGCATAGGTAGATTGTCAAATGATTTGTTCATCTCATCTAACATGGCAATCAATTCTTTTCTTGTTGGCTTTTCTTCCATTGTTCCTCCAAATATACAATATGTACTCCTGGACATTTCTTTGAAAATTCCTCTGCTGTTGTAGACATAAAACATCTCCAAATATAAGCTCCCTTCTCTTTATCTTCATATTTAGGAAGGCTAAATAGATATTTTTCTCTCCACATATATAATTCTTTAGAAGCCATTTCATTCGCTTCTTTTAAATAGATTATTTGTTTCATAACTTCTATCAAATCGTCAAGGTTAAATCTCATTTTCATACCCTTTTTGTTTGTAAACTAATTTTTTGACTCACTCGTAAAAATGCTGTTTTGAGGGGGGTAAAGCATCTCAAAATTTAAAACTTCGTTCTGAACTTTTATTAAAATAAAATCTATATAATCGAATTGGTTTGGATTTATTTCATATTCACAAGGAGAAATTTCTATAAATTCATTTTTTTCATTAAAATAAGATAATCTCATATATTTTAGAAAGTGAGGTATCAAACCTCACTCCTCCTTAATGCATATTCTAAAACTTGCTCTAACTCTATGCCATATTCAACACATTTATCTAAAATAATATTTGCATTCTCATTATTATCCTCGTGATATTTATCACTTATCACGTTGAAATACTCCTCTTTGCTCAATGGTCTAAGATATCCCATCATTAACTCGTTTTTTAAGTCATTTGATAAAATCATCATGCTTCTACTCCTATTTGTTGGTTAAGTTTACTCATCATCACAGCCGCTACAATCTGCTAGCTTTGGTTGGCTAGTCACCAGAGAGCTTGCTTTGATACACAACATTATTGCATATGCTTTAATTAATGTACAACAAAAAAGAAATGAAAATATGAGAAAAAATAAATCTTGACGTAAATCCATAAGGTTTATACGATTAAGAAAAAAACAGTGAGTGGAAATATGTCTAGACCTGAGATACCAATTGATTGGGATAGAGTAGATCATTTGCTAAAAGCTGGTTGTTTAGGCACTGAGGTTGCTGCAACTTTTGCCATGCATCCTACCACTTTCTACAGGAGAGTTGAAGAAAAGCATGGTATGAGTTTTACAGAGTTTTTACAAGAAAAGAGAGCTAATGGCGATGCTGCAATTAGAAATAAACAATATGAGAAAGCATTAGGATTAACTGATACTGGTAATGATACACTCTTAATTTGGCTAGGTAAAAACAGACTTGGACAACGAAATGAAGATAAGCTTTCAGTCGTAACCGAAGAACAAAAAGCAAAGCTAGAAAATACGATGGACATGGTTACATACTTACAGTCTAAAAAAGAGCAAGCTGAAAATCAATAATGCAAGACCCATTATCTCCGAAACAATTAGAATTCATTAGCAACTGTAAATCCAAATGGAATCTAGCCCATGGCTCTGTTAGAACAGGTAAAACCGTTGGGTCTGTTTTTGCTTTTATGCACGCTGTGCATCGTTGCCCGGATAGTAAGTGTTATATTGTGGGCCATACTTTCGATACAGCTTATCGCAATGTGGTTCGTCTTTTGCTGGAATCGGAAGAGCTATCAATGTATAGGCCATTCTGTTCGTGGTCGGGTAAAAAACTCCTATACAAAGATAAGATTATCACAGTACTTGGCGCAAAAGACGAAGGTGCGATAGGAAACTTCCAGGGTGTCACTATGTCCGCTGTTTATTGCGATGAGATGACTCTTTACCCTGAATCTATCATTGATATGATTGATACAAGACTTTCAGAGCCTTGGTCTAGAGGATTTGCAGCGATGAACCCCGCTCATCCATCACACAAACTCAAGCAATGGATTGATAAAGCACCAGAAGACCCCAAAAACTACTATCAATTGCATTTTACTCTCGAAGATAATCCATATCTTGAGCAATCTTATAAAGATAGACTTAAGAATTCATTATCTGGCATATTTTACAAACGAAACTACCTAGGTTTATGGTGCTTAGCAGAGGGGTCTATCTTTGATTTCTTCGATCTTAAAGTTCATGTTGTACCTCGCCCTCCTCGTGCTGCTGAATACTGGATTGCGTCAATTGACTATGGAGCAGTTAACCCCTTTGTGTGCCTTCTTATTGGCATATCTACTGGTCGATACACACAACAAGGCAAAATGATGTGGGTTGAGAAGGAATATTATTGGGACCCTGTTAAGAGAGAAAGACAGAAAACTAACTCAGAGTTTGCCGATGATGTGCAAACCTTCTTGCAAGACTACGACGTAAAGAATGTCTATATCGACCCATCAGCAGCAGCATTTAAAACAGAGCTTAGACGACGTGGGATTCATACAGTTGACGCCAATAATGAGGTTCTCGATGGTATAACCATGATGACATCAGAAATGAAGCGTGGAACGATTGTAGTATGCTCAGAATGCAAGAACACCATCAGAGAGATAGAAACCTACGTATGGGACCAGAAAGCAGCTGTAAAGGGATGGGATGAGCCTTTAAAGAAGGATGACCATACAGTTGACGCTTTAAGATATGCAATCGCTACGCACAAAGTCAATGTCTATGACCCGTATAAGCAAGATAATAGCCCCAAGATTTTTAACACTTGGGATGTTGCGCGAGATCCATTTAGGCAGGGTGGGAAGAGTTCATTTTAACAAATGCATAATAACAGTTTTATCAAAGCGATCAAACTTTTCTTCAATTCTTTTTAATTGCTCATTTCTTTCACACATATCATTATATAGTTGTCTTAAAATAATTGAATTTGTTATTTGACATTTACATGGCGCACCTAAAAAATCATTATCATCCTCTTTCTCTTCTTCCTCCTCTTCTTCTTGGTCTAATAGTATTTTGTAGATGTCTTCAATACGAGTGTGAATGTTTAATACCATATCTTTGTCACTAATATCTTCCTCCTCCTCCTCATCATCTTCCTCTTTAAATCTTTTCAATATTTCAAAGAGAAGATGACGTACATCTTCTGAATTAAAAGTCATTCCTCTCAAGCACATAAATTTCTTTTCTGTTTTGCTTCTACTATCCATAAATTCCTTTTCTTCTTCACTTATTTCCATTTTTCCTCCTTAATCGGTTTTTCTGGTCTATTTGAGCAAAACATACATGTGACATCAGAGCATGTTTTCTCACACCATTCATTGCATTTAGCACAATAATAGGCATCAAACTGTGTTGAATAACTTTTTTCATACCCACATTTTTCACAATTAAAATCCATAATGTAAATCCGCTTTACATGCCCTTGCTTAAATAATATATTTGTTGTATGTTCTTATCTTACAGCGTTTTACGTCAAAGGACCTTCCCTTGAGCTTTTATTTTCCTCCATGGAATAATGCATTAGAGCCTTCACAAGGCAATGTCCGCCAATGGCTAGACAATCTTTATAGCAAATTCCAGCCCATAGAGCAATCTAGATGGAATCAAAGCAATATAGATACCATGTTCTATGCAGGCGCCCAAAATTTTGTCAATCGCTACTTTAATTTCTCTCCTAATAAACCATCCGGCCAATATTATTTCAACCTAATTCAACAGCCTGTGAATATGGTCACTGGTTATGAAAGACAACATCGAAAGAATTTCTCATATGTTCCAACGGAAGGTGCAGACCCTAAGACGACAGATCAATATACAAAGTTAATCACAAGTGTGGCTAATGCAGGCTGCATTCATGAACAGAAGTCTAAAGCCAAGGAACTAGCTGCTGTTGCAGGTATGTGCTTAATGCAACCTTACCTTGATTATACAGAAGACGGAGCACAAGGCGCCTTAAAGACAAAGATATGGGAATATAATTCATTCCTAATCGACCCTTACTTTCGCTCTCCTGATATGTCGGATGCGCAGTTCATTTGGTGTCAAGAATATATCTCTAAGCATGAAGCTGAATCACGCTTTCCTGATAAAGTTAGTCAAGTTACTCCAATGGCTGGCACTCCTCAACGATATGGTAATTTCTATTTCCTGCCTGAAAACTATAACATGGCTCGCAATGATCTAATGGTATTGTCCTATGTATGGTACAAATGGCGTGGGAAAAAGAAAAAACTATATAGCAAGACACGCAATCAGTTCTTTGACTTTGCTAAGGACATGGAGAACATAGACGAAGTTCTCTACAACATTCCTGATATGGAATTAGTGACAGTTGATGCACCTGTTTGGAAATTAGCAGTCGTTTTAAATGATCAGCTAATGTTTCAAGGTGAAAACCCAATGGGTGATATTGGCTGTCCAGTGATCCCATACTTCTGGAACTATGAACCTCATAATAATTACTATGATTTGAGAGTAAGATCTCTAGTAAGACCGATGAGAGACCCTCAGTTTCTATTCAATCACAAAGTTTTAGTCAACAATGATATCGCAGCAGCAACAATTAATTCTGGTTGGAAGCGAAAAATCGGAGCTGTTGCGAATGAAGATAATCTCAAGAAGGGCTCGCCTGGCTATGATGTCATAGTTAATGAAGGCTATGAGATGACAGACGTCGAGAAGATATTGCCTAATGCTGTTCCTGAGTCTGATTTAGCCTTAGCCCAGCAAATGTCTGATTTGATCTTTAGAACCTCAGGAATAGACATAGAAAACTGGGCGGGCCAGCAAGATAAACAAACCTCATCTCTTAGTCTAATGATCAAGCAAGCTGCCAATTTGATGGTATTCCAGAAGTTCTTTGATCAATGGGATTATTCCGATAAACTTTTAGGTGATAAACTCCTATTACTAGCCCTAAATAACTGGAATGCTGCTAAGGTTAGTCTTTATATTGGAGAGGAGCCAACACCTCATTTCTACTCAAAGATCTTTGCTAAGTATCAAGTGATCGTTGAAGAAGCTGATTTAACTCCAACTCAACAAAACTTACAAGCTTCTCAAATGATTGAGATTAACCAAATGTTCCAGCGTGAAGTGTTCCCACCTTCCATGATTATTCCTAAGCTCAATATCACTGGAAAAGGTGAGATCATACCATTCTTACAACAACAAGAACAACAACAAGCTGCTGTCCAAGCAGAAGCACAGAATATCCAGCATACAGTTGAAGAGATGAAACTCAAAGAATTGATGTCCAAGATTCATAATCAGTTATCACAAGCACGCGAGAGAGATTCTAGAAGTGAATCTAACATTGGATTGTTTGAAGAGCGTATGAGTATGATTAGTAAGAACCATGCATTGGCTTCTAAAGAGAAGATGGCAGCCCTTGCGCAACTCTTAGAGACTATTCAGAAGTTTGGTGAAGTCGAGACATTCCTTAAGTCTAATGAACTGGATTCAATTAAATATGATGAGGAAGAAACTGAGAAGAATTCACGGCAAGATGTAGAGAGACAAGAGGCTTCAAAGAGATTTATCGAGCAGATTATGAGTAGCCAACCAAGACAGCAACAAGATCAAGGTCAAATGCAAGGCCAAGAACAAATGCAAGAAGCAGGAAGTTTATAGCTAAATATGGCTATAATGTGGTAAAAAGAAAATAACAACAAGAGTCTAAAAGGCTCAAAAGAGGGTATATGGCAGGGGGTCAAAGAATTGATGATCACGGCTTTTGGGCCGGGTCTAAGGGTAAAGATAGTGTGTTTCCTGATGGTCCACACAAAACAAAAGATGAAAGTTCAGCGGAAGGCTCTGGACATGTAGCTTATTATGAGGATACAACTGAGGCTATTAAAAAAGTCCAGATGAAACAAAATTCTCAGATTAAGAAGCACCCAATGGGTCCACAAGAATTTCATTAATATTTAGATCTGATATGGTGAAAAATTGGTAGACACGAGGGATTAAGGTGATAAACTTAATCATTTCAACCTTTGCCTTGAAACGCTTTATAGTGTGCGGGCAGTACGCGTTCGAGTCGCGTTATCAGATATATTCAACTTCGAGGTAATATGAAGAACACAAAGACAGTGCAGAGTGTTAAAAACACAGCTGCCGAAAAGAATCGTTCTACTCGTGAGAATACTAAGAATGGATTTGAAGATCCTGCACGTATTAAAGAGCAGAATGAAAAATGTGAGCCAAAAGATGGGGTTAAATCTCCTTGGGATTTTAGATGCCCTCAATATGATCAACGCTCATCCAGCTTCATTAATGCAGGCACACACTATGGTGTAGGAATCATTCAACCAATTGGTCATGAAGGCAATCCTAAATCAGTTGTTGCAGCACTTCCAAGAACAAGAATGAATACAACACAGGATGATGATTTAGGATGAATAAAAAGGATTCAAAAAAAGCACCCAAAACAAATAAAAGTAATCGATCATATCGAGGATATCCTCGATATGATCGAGGATTCTATCTCCAATGAAAATGTTTGATCCTTTAACAGCAACTGTTGCTGAAGTAAATGAATATTTGAAGCAATTTGAACCACCGGCTCATGTCATTAAAGAAAACATGATAAAAGGTATTGCAGAAATGAAAGCTATGGAAGAAGCAGCAAGTGCAATGAATATGACACCATTAGAATATTATGAGTGGAAGAGAAATGAAAGCCGCTAAACAACCTAAATACAAGCAAGCCCATACCGATAATGTTAAAATGGGAATGGGCGACTATTATGGAACTGGTATAACTGCTAAGATTGGGCGTATGAGAGACGGTATGGGATTTCAGGAGATTAGCCCTAAGAAGTTGAAAACTCCTCCTAAGTCTCTCGCTTGAGTTTGTGATATTTCATTCTTATAATTTTTTCTACTTCTTTTCTTGTGGGAAGTAATAATCGTTCAATTTCATGCTGAATACATTTTTCTAAACAATCATTCATAAAATGAACTTTTTCTTGATATTTTCTACTTGCAGGATATAACCCTTCCAAAGTATCTTCTGGCAATTTAGGATCTATAAATCCTTGGGAGGATGAAAACTCTTTTGACGCAAAAAGACTTCCATCTTTATTTTCACCAATTTGAAATAACGCAGGTTTTCCTTTTTCATCACACAACATCTTCTTAAATTTTTCCTCATCCATAGGATCTGAGAATGTTTTATAGGTCTCATCCTGAATGAATGGTTTGTCATTTACCATAATTTAATCACCTTATCTGATTGTTTGACCAATTTCTCAAACTTCTTATTTCTGATCAATTCATTTAATATATATTTACATTTCTCTTCAGGCAAATCCTCAGGATGTCTTGCCTCGAGTTGTTTCTTATTATATAGATAATTGTCTATCGAACAGATGACATCTTCATTCTCGAGCATATTTCCTTCTTTATATTGTCTCCAAAGATCTTGAGGAGGCAATAACCAACATACTTCTATCAAATCAGAATGAGATTTAGCCCTAAACAAATAGCTATTGGTTTGTGCTTCTGGTTTCAATAATCTTGGCTGCCAGAGCATTCTTTTGTTCACACCATCATCAGCAGTCCTTGGATGTGCAAAGATATAGATATAAGGAGATCGATCTTGATAGAATAAGGAATCAGAATTCTTTCTAAGGCAATCTTCAGCACCTCTAAAGATATTCTCAGATTGATCTTTGATCAGGTGCTTCTTTCTATCGTGGGCTTCAAGAATGTTAACTTTCATTTTTCACACTTTCTTTATGTTTTTCTGCTTCTCCTGTGATGAAATCAAATCTTCCTTTGTCATTTCTTTCTAATTGGAATCTAATAATTATCTCATCAAATTCTGAAATATTAGGAAAGAATCTATCTTCATCATCATAGCAATTTTCTTTTATAAAGACCTTTTCATGTCTTCCCCCTTTTGTGAACATAATTGCTTCTGAACTATCTAGAGTGAAATCGAAGATTATTTTTTTTGTTATTTGCCATTTCATCTTTAAATCCTTGCAATATTGTGTCAATATCAACATGACATAAACTTGTGTCACCAACAGTAAGCATCTTTCTTCTTTCCACGTAATTCATTCATCTTTTCCATTAGATTCTCAAGCAATGGAGAAACTTCACTATGACCCTGTTTAGACTCATTATCCCTCAATAGACTAGCCACAATCTGTATTCTGTTATCTAACGTGATATTAAGAGCATCTATCTTAAATCGCATTTCTTGGATTTGCGCCATCTTCTCAGGTAAAAACTCGATTGTTGTATTGATTGATAGGGCTGAGACGTTAGTTAGGTTCATATAGTAAATCTACGTGTTGCAACAATATTCACTTTTTTATGGCGTTTTTTGATCACATCGATAATTCTCCATCCTTTACCAATCAACATAAGCTGGATTTCTTCGCTTTTATATTTATTGACATGGTAGACCGTTTTGTTTTCAGGATAAAATCTTAAGTGCTCTATATTCATTTTTTAATTTCCAGTTGTGAAGGATGAGTCATTTTGAAGACCATTGTAATACGATGTTGATTTACCCATTTAAGGTAAGTACATTCATATCCTTGCCACATCATGAACTGTGTTTTGCGATAAACATGATATGGTTTGCAATGGATTATTTTTTGAAATGGAAGTGAACATGTTAGTTGTGATCGCACAGTTTAAATATTCCTCTCATACATGTTCATTTCCCACATCCTTGTTGAAGGTACTTCAAATATCTATGAATATGTTCTTTAGTAAAAGTAAATTTTTGTCCCTCACAAATAATCTCAATGGATTTACAACCACCTCCATTTGGACCTTCATCTAAATCCAGATAATATTGCGCAGGCTCATTATAATTGGGTTTGACTGAAATTGAAATTACACCAATACTAAGTAGATCATTATCCATTTCATTTGGATTCATAATATTTATTTCCTTCAAATTCATAACCTCTGACTATTTTTCCATTTTTATCTATAAATGCAAATGGTTTTCCTAAAAGAGTTATTTCAAAATATTTTTGAATATTTTCAGGAAGAGGCAGTTGGTTCATTTAGTCCTCATCTCCCTAATTCTATCAATAATCTTCTCACACCTCTCAAAATTAAGGCCAGACTTACGCATAAGCATGATAGGACTAATCATTGGCAGATGTGCGAGTTTTGTAAACCATTCAAGTGAGAGGCATTCTAGGGCTTGAGCGTTTCTCATTTTATTACCTTAATGTATTTTAGATTTTCAATAGTATGTAGACCACCTTTTTCGATAGGTTTTATATGATCGACTTCACAATCTTTAGGACAACAATTATAGAAATGTCTCACAGCTCTTTTTTCCTGCAAAGAAATATATCTTAACAAACCTTTCAGATGAATTAAACGATTTACAGAGGCTTTACGAATGATATTTCTATTTCTTTCAGATAAATTGTAGCCTCTTTTAGTATATTTCCACCTTGTCTCTTTAAATACTTTTTTCTTCTCGATAATTGCCATTTTAATGTCAATTTCTGGAGACCAAATTTTACATATTCTACTGAAAAGAGGATCTAACATTGGGGTCCTTCAATTTTATCAAAAAACTCATTAATCCAAATTGCGATATTTGCTATGGGGAAATCATCGGAATACTCTTTATCAGCTTGAGCCATCACATATTTGATTAATTCTTCACGCATTGTTCACCTTTAATCTGTTCGAGAGTTTCATTCGCAAAATCTTCGATATAAACAAAATTGCCATCATAATCTAGTTCCCATGAAATCCTGGCCATTTTAGATATACCTTGGAGTGTTTTAATGGCTATAGCTAGCTTTTCGGTGTCTGTCATTTTTTACCTTCAGAAATGAAATTTGAAATGTAATGCTTCTCTATCTTTCTTTGGATCTCCATTAACTTCAAGTTTAAATATCATTCTTTTCCTTTGATAAAATCTTGATCAATCATAAATCTAAGTCTGATAATATAATTTATGTTAGTTTAATCAGCATACTTTCGTTTTTAATTAGACAATTTGTCTACTTCACTTTCCAGTTATACGATTTAATCGTAAATCTCAATCCTCTTCATCGTATAGGATATTTTGCATCAATTTTAGCCCAATATAAAACCGAATCATTTAAAAATGGATGGTCTTCAAGAAAATTTCCTGCATCGCCATGAGGCCATTCCCCGATAAATCCTTTTATCCAACCCTTATCATTTTCCCATATACCAATACCAAACCACTCATGTCCAGAGATAAAATAAGCTGAGCAGGTTGAATTTGGTTTTTCTTTTTCGAATGAAATCCATTCCATCAATCCTCCGTCGGTGGTTTCGGCAATGGCATCCAAAAAATAGGACTCATATATGGCGCCCAATCATAATAAGATTCCCAACCGCTATTTGAGTTGGATACTACATCCGCATCAAATTCGCCAATTCCTATTCCATCTTTAGGATTGTAAATCAAAACATCTCTATCATTCTCAGGCAATCTTTCAGAGCACTTAATCCATTCCATAATAGGTCTCAATTTAAAATAAGCATTTTTAACGGGTGAAGTACCAAAAGGAACCCATTTATTTAATTCTTCATCATAATACATTCAATACTCAACCTAATCTAATCGATATTTTTCTTCGAGTCTCTTGATTTCACTTTGACACAAGTCACATTTACATTTTTCCAGTAAAGCAATAAGTCTAAGAACTACTATTGTCATCATAATCAATCCTCAAAACAATAAGTCGAATCACATTTCTCACATATCCAAAATTCGGGATTCCAAGGCCAAATAGCAGGGCATAGGATACAGTCGGATTGACAGCGTTCACATTTCATAAATCTATTTTTCCTCGAATGGGGCGACGATGCAGCGCCTCACCGCAGCAGACCACCTGCTTTAGCCCCAAACATAATATTAAAATATTTGATATTTACTTGCTCTAATATAAACTATTTAGTTTAATTAACTTACATCCAACCGCAGCTCTGCGTTAAGGGGCAAAGGATATATAGTATGTCAATTCCAACTGATAATCAAGCTTCAAATAATAATGTAGAGGCTAAAAACAGCGATAAAGAATTAAATTTTAGAGCGTTACAACAAAGTTATGAAAAAAAATTAGCTGAAGAAAGACAGGCAAGATTAGAACTAGAAAATAGATTGAAACAGTCCTCAGAAGTTGATGACAGCGATAATGAACCTTATGTTGATCATAGAAAACTTGAGAAGAAACTTGCTAAACAACAACAAAACACACATTCTGATATTCAGAAAGCTATGGAAGTGGCCAAGAATGAGGCTAAAGATGAACTTCGTCAAGAAGCATGGCTTGAGAACAATTCGGATTTCTATGATGTCCTTAAACTAGCTGATAAGTTTGCTGAAAAGAATCCAAGACTTGCAGATACGATTTTAAGAATGCCTGAAGGATTCGAGAGACAAAAGTTAGTCTATCAAAATATCAAGGCTCTTGGTATTGATAAACCAGAACAAAAAGCACCTTCAATACAAGATAAGATTGATGCTAATAGAAAAAATCCATATTATCAACCTTCAGGTGTTGGAACTGCTCCATATGCATCTCAAGGGGATTATAGTCCAACTGGACAGAAACAAGCTTATGATAAACTTCTAGAACTTAAGAAAAACCTGAGGATATGATATGCCCCTAAAGAAAGGCTCTTCAAAGAAAACTATCAGTTCTAATATTAAGACTGAAATGCATGAAGGTAAAAAACAAAGTCAAGCCGTAGCTATAGCAATGAGCAAAGCCGGCAAAAACAAAAAAAAATAAATTAAAGGATAGTATATGGCACACGTTAAAGAAAAACCTAAATCAAAAATGGCTGATAGTGAAAAAGAAGCTCATCTTAATAAAAAAGGGATGAAAAAAGAAATGCCTAAAAAAGAGCATAAGAAAAAGTAGTTTGGGTTTAAAATATAATTTATGAGAATATCCACTGAGGTATGTTATGTCATGCCTCAGTAAATTTTAACTTTAACCAGGATATTCGAATGAAATTATTTAAATTATCTCTCTTATTTTCTTTATTGTGTAGCCCAATTTTTGCTTCTCAATATTTCGGTATTGATCTAGGTATCAATAATATTGAGCCTACCAATTCATCTAATAGAGGTCTAAAAGTTGGTACTCTTGGGGGTATCAAGTATGGATTTATATTCGAATCAGGCATTCGAGCAGAAATAGAAGTCGCCTATCGTTACAATACATTCAGAACCAAATATAACATGGGTAATACCGATATCGTTTTATCCAAAGAATATAATCGATTTCACTCATGGTCTTATATGTTGAATGGTCTTTATGATATTGCACAACTTCAAACTCAACAACTCACTCCATATATTGGTGTTGGCGTAGGATATTGTCAGAACACAGAGAAACATAAAATTAAAACAAATTTCAAATCCACTGAAGATAAACTAAAAGACAGTCGTTTTGCTTATCAGGGTATTGTAGGAGTTAAATATACTATCAATCCTGAAATGGGAACAGCCCTTGAATATAATTATTTCTGCGGTAAAACTCATGCAAAATCACATAGCGTGAGAATGTCGCTTCACAGGATGTTCTAGAATATATAATATGTTTTAAAATCTAATGAAGGGACTCTATATCCCTTCATCTATGTAAAGCGGATTTACATTCATATATATTTATAATTTTTGGAGGCATTAAGCAAGAATTTAATAATCTCATCTTTAGGAATCAATGTACGATTTCTTGTTACTCTAATACATGCAAAATCTTTCCGAATTAGAGCTCTTCTAACTTCATCTTTGTTTCGATATAATCCTATTGCTACTAAGTTGTCAGGTGTTAAAAATTCATGATCTAATGAATTTATTATATCTATAAATCCATTTGCTACAGATTTTTTAGTCATTTTTAGTCACCTACTATTTTTAAAATATGTTAATAATGCTATCTCATCAAAAATTAACCTTCTTCCTATCTTATGTACAACTTTTTCTCTAAAATTATCAAGATCCTTGTGTAAGAGATTTTTTAACATATTTTCAGATAGAAATTTATATTTTTTAAGAACTTGTTGTTTTGTCAAATATACTTGTGCTAATTCTTCCATTCTTCCTCCAATATCTTTAGGTTAATGTTAAATACAAAAACGAGCATCATATTACCAAAATAAGACTTAAAATAAATCCCCGTTGTTTTACATCGAAATTTAGAGTAAAAATACTGCCATTTTCCATGTAAATCCGCTTTACATTAAATTCCGCTTTTTCATAAGATGAAGATTCGCAGTCACTTGCGTCAATGTGACGTCGCGTTAGAGGAATTCGCAGCCCTCATCAGATATGATCGAAAACCGACGTAACTAGGCTCGTCTACCGATCCTCATATCGTATCAATATCAACAAAAGGTTGATAAATGATCACGAATACAGGGAATCTAGGCCCAATGATTTTGCAGTCGCTTGCGCCTGCAATGCTTTATGTGCCTACCCCTACAATGAATTACATTACAGTTTGCGACAAAGTGTCGATGCCCACTCATGGTGGAACCACTTGTCGTTTTATGCGCCCACGCGCACTACAACCTCCAACTATACAGTTGGGTAACTCAGGTATTGATCCTCCTGCTCAAGTGCCTCAACGCGATATTATAGACGCGCAAATGGCATTCTTCGGTACTGGATGCATTATAAATGAACAGGTCATACTCCAAGACCAAGAGGGCGTTTTAGCCTGGGTATCCGAGCGTTTAGCTGTTGCGATGCGCCAAGCAGAAGATTTGATCCTCCGAGATTACGTCGTTTCTGCTGCATCTCAGATCAATGCTGGTGCTGGAACTAATGGCGACAATCCTACTAACCTCGGAATTGCCGATTTTAGTTTGGTTGCGACTACTCTTGATACAAACAATGCATATAAGTTCATGACCGGTATTAACGGCATGGATCGTTTTGGAACCGGACCGGTGAGGAGTTCATATTTTATGTTGTCCTCAACAGAGCTTCAAACCGATTTTGATGGACTCGTTGGACAAGGATTCTTGTCACAATGGAACTACCCAACAAACGCTTCTGCTTTGCCATCTGAATATGGTTCAGTTTACAACACTCGTATCCTGACAAGTTCAGAAGCTCCAGTTGCTCGTGGTGCATCTGCTAATGCCAACGACGTATATTACAATACTGTCCTTGGAAAGCAGGCGTTGACCCACATTAACCAAGATGGTTTTTCAATGAACTTGATTTACCGTGACCCATACTACAGTGGTATGTTGGCCCAAAATGCGACTCTTGCAGTGAAGTTTGCTCAAGCGCAAGCAATCACACAAGATACAGCTATCCGAAACCTTTTATCGACTCGTTTGTCGACTAACATATAGGAGGTTTTATGGCTGAATATTCAAGACTCGCAAAAGGTCACTTTACATCTAATGGTGCTGGTCAGGTTATTAATCTTCCTTTCCAACCAGACAGAGTTGAATTGATAAACTACACTTTGGCTAATACCAACGCTACTTCGCAGAACGTTGTTAGAGCCTACTGGGATCAATCAATGGGTCAAGGGCAAGCAGTTGTTGAAGGTTATAACGCAACTCCTGCTCTTATTTTTGACGTTGTAGCAACTAATGGTATCAGCTCTTTTGCAGCTGGACAATTGTTACAATATGGACCTGTTTATTCTCATGGTTCTGTTGCAAGTGCTGATTTTAGTATTACAGCTGCAAGTCCGGCCGTTGTTACAACTGTAACAGCTCACGGATTAGTTTCTGGTAACGTGATTATATTTTCGAATTTAGCACAGACATCAACAACAGGGATGCAGCAAATGGCTGGTGTTCCTTTGACAGTGACTGTAACAAATTCAACTACATTCTCCGTTAACTGGAATGCTTCTGGTTCAAATTATACTGCATTCAATACTGCCACATCTACAGGTAATGTAGGTTCGTGGAAAGAAGTATTGTATCCTTATTTATATTGCCCAGAACAAGCAATTATCACAGCTATTAATACCACAACAAACGTTATCACAACTGCTGCTGCCCACAACTTCCAAGTTGGTCAGGAAGTATCATTTAGGATTCCTGCTGTTTGGGGTACTACTCAGCTTAATGCGTTGCCTAATTTGCCGATTCCAGGCTCACCTATTTATTGGTATGTGATAGCTGCTACTCAGAATACATTTACTATATCTCAGAGTACTTTGTTCACTACTGGTAGTTTGACTGGTTTCACACCTTTCAATCCTAATCAACCTTATTTAAGTTATCCAGGATTGAAATATCCACAAGTAATTGCTGCTGGGGATGTGAATACAGGTGGAGTGCAGATTACTGCTGGTTCACCTTTATATCCATCACCATCAGTATTCAGTGGTTATAATAATTCAGCAGCTCCAACAATCAATGGACCTGCAATTGTCGGTGCATTCGTCAATAACACTAGCCAAGGATTCGTCATTGGTAACGGTGCTGGACGTGTTCTTACAACTGCTTCTTTGATCGGGGCTAATACTAACGTCATATACTGGACGGCCTATCAGGACGACCTAGTTATCAATTAGTATTAAATAAACATGGAGGGGGAAACCCCTCCTTTCTTTGAGGTAATAAATGGGTTTTCCAAGTCCTTTTCCAGGTCCAGTCGCTCCTTATTACAATGTACCGATCAATGCGCAATATTATAAGCCAAGTCAATTCTTCATCAGCGGCATAACTCTTGGTCAAACAACTCTTGTGACAACCACAGTTAATCATAATTATGTCATTGGACAGGGTGTCAGATTAGTCATTCCTTACTTCAATGGAACAAATCAACTTAATGAACAACAGGGTTTAGTGATCTCTATTCCTAACCCTAATCAGGTGATAATCAATATCGACTCAAGTGCATATACTTTATTTAAAACTTCGACGTATCCTACACAACCCCAAATTCTTGCGATTGGAGATATTAATAGCGGGGATATAAATGCTTCTGGTAATGTAAATACAGGAACTTTTATTCCAGGATCATTCATTAATATCTCACCCTTATAGGTTTATAATGACAGAAGACAAAAAAGTTAAGCCAAAAATCGCTGAAACAGAAATGAACAAACTTGAGAAGCAATTTGAGTCATTCGATAAGAATGTGCAGGAGTTGACTCAAGATAGAATGAATGCAGCTCCAAAAGCTGATCAAGAGCCACAAACTAAAATAGCTCAATCAGATTTAGAAAAATCCAAGGATATCTATTTAAAACCTAAGAAATCGATTGGTTGTAAAGAGAAATTCAATGAGAAATATCGTGATGACTATAACTTTAAAAAAGAATATGTCCATTTTACCGCTGAAAATCATGAAATCATTGGAGAAACTCTAGACATTTGGACACGTCCTTTTCCAGGAATGCCAGCTGAAGAATGGATTGTTCCTGTTAATACTCCTATATGGGCACCAAGGTACCTTGCTGAGCAAATTAAGGGATGTACTTACCATCGATTGAAAATGCAAGAACATGTACGTACAGATTCAACAGGAGCCGGTCAATTCTATGGATCGATGGCAGTTGATACAACTATTCAAAGACTTGATGCTCTTCCAGTGAGTACGAAGAAATCTATATTCATGGGGGCGAACTCTTTCTAATGACAAACCTGCTTCAAGATGTCATCACTTACGTTCGGAGGATTATTAAGAGTCCTTCGAACACAACAATCACGGACGCTCTTATTGTAGATTACATCAATCGTTTTTGGATGATAGATGTTGATGCTACAATGCAATTATTTGATCTTAAGACAAAATATCAGTTTCAGACTGCTCCAGGAGTTGATCAGTATAATATGCCTTTATATGACACACAATCTCAACTTTCATCACAAATACAAGTGCCTATTAATTTGAGTCCTCAGCCTTTTCCTAATGGAACAGCCATTTATTCAGTAAATCTTTTAAGTTCTTTTTTCCCTTCAAATCCAGGAGCCACTTTAGTTCCTGGGACGATTCAATTATGGTTTGATTATGATCTGGGAAATCAAACTCTTTACCAAGATAACGGAGCTGGAAATTTACTTTTTGTAACTGGTGTTTTTGGATTTAGTTCTGGAACAGTAAATTATACTACAGGTGTTCTAACATTAAATTTTGGAGCAATAGGATTACCAGGTACAGGTGTTCCAGTTGCAGCAAGTTTTACATATAATTCATTCAATATTGATGATTCTGTTGCAATGTTTCCTGTTTATCAAGGTTTCATGGGTCCGGCTTATATTAACGGCATTGAGATGCCTTTCTATACGCAAAGACAGCTTTTCTATGGAATGTGGCCAAATTATAATCAAACTTTAATACAATCAGGGACAGGAAATGGAACCACTGGACCCTATACACTTAATTTACCATTTCTTCCTAATTCTCCCGCTCAGATTAATTACCCTCCTAGTGCAGGTATTATAAGAGGTCATATTGATATTACAGGTATCATTTCAACAGGAAATAATCAAGATCCTCCTATTGTGGATAGTGCTTCTAATCTTATCTCTACTATTCCTACCACAAGTGTAAGTTCTCAAGTCTTTTTCACATCAATTGGATCTGATGGTTCCAGTATTGTGATTCAAGATAGTGGTGAGTTCTTATTAGGAAATGTGAATTATGGTCTATTAATGCAACCCGGAAATGCTCCTTATGGAAATTTGCCTCTTACTAACGGACCTTTGCCTTCATATAGTACTACTCAGAACACTATAAATTATCAGACTGGTATTGCAACAAACGTTTACTTCCCACAAGCAATACCAGCAGGTATGCCAATCAATGGACAATGCGTTTATTATCAGATGGGAATTCCAAGGGCTGTCTTATTCTACAATAATACTTTAACTCTAAGAGCTCCTCCAAATATTCAATATCTTGTCGAATTGGATGCTTATCTAACCCCTGCTGCTTTCTTCAATAGTTCTGCTGCAATTCCGTTTGGATACATGGCAGAATATATCGCTAGGGGAGCTGCTAGAAAGATCCTTTCTGATGTTGGAGATTGGGATCAATTTAATGCTTATGAACGTCTTTTCAAAGAACAAGAAAGTTTAGTGCATATCAGAAGCCAAAGACAATGGACAGCGACAAGAACGCATACGATCTATTCTGGCGGTCAATTCTCACAAGGCAGTTTTAATCAATCATCATTTGGAGTTTGAATATGACTTTTAATTATACCCAAAATATTCCTTTCGCTTCAGATGCACCTGCGAACGATCAACCTATAATGGAACAAAATACTAATTCCACTTTTGGAATAATCAATGTTGATCATGTTGGTTTTAATCTAGCCAATGGGGGATATCATACAGACATTCATATGGTTCCTCAATTAACAGATCCGCCTCAAATTTTAAATATAGGTCAACTTTATACAAAAATAGTCACATTCAATGGTAAGACTGATGCTGCATTATTTTATAGAAGTGGTACGACTTTATCTAGCTCTAATAGTATCACTCAAATTACAGCACCTAAAGGAACAGATGCAAGTGAAAATGGTTATGCATTTTTGCCTGGGGGAATCATCCTTCAATGGGGAATTATTGACGATTCTCCTGGTAATTTACCTAGTGGAACGACTACTCCATTATTATTTGATACAGATAATATTGATTTTCCGAATGCTTGTTTTAACGTTCAAATGACTTTAATAAATGACGGTTCAACTAATAATGCACAGGTAATGTCAGTAAGAACAGGAAGTGTAAGTAATACTGGTTTTAGCTGGAATTATACTGGAGGAAGTGCTTATAAGTCATTTTATTGGATGGCAATAGGTAATTAATGGCCGAAAAACTTGTAGTCGGCCCTATTAATAAGGGTCTTAAAACCTACCGAGAGCCTTTCGTCATTGACAATGATAGCTTTCCTGTTCTTCAGAATGCCTATCAATGGCGTGGGCGTATCAAAAGAAAACGAGGAACGACTTTTCTTTGTCAACTTCAGCGTTTCATTAATGCAACTGGTTTAAATACTTTAAATTTGATTTCTGGGATGGGTCTTGAAGCAAATTCAAGTGTCGTTCAAGGATCTATTTCATTAACTGGTGCAGGTGGTCAAGTTTGGACAGAACCTGCAATTCCTAATGGGACTTTAGTTGGAAGTACTGGAGGATCTGGAACGATTAATTATTCAACAGGTGCTTTTACAGGTCCAACTCTTCCTCTTGGAACAAGTTCCTTTCAATATTATCCTCAACTTCCTGTAATGGGATTAGAAGTGCTTCAACTCAATCCGAATGTCAATCAGGGAACATTAGCTTTTGATACTGTTTATTCTTATCTCCTTGCTACTACTATTCCATCAGTTGCTAATGATGTCAGCTTTTACAAAAACCCACCATCGAGTGGAAGTTATGTTCGAAAAAATGTTTGGACTCCTACATCGTGGAATGGTAAAGATTATCAACAATTCTGGACTGTGAATTATGCCGGTGCTTTATGGGCAACCAATGGGATTCAAGTTCCATTTGTTCCAAGTTCCATAGGAATGCAATTTGCTCCAGCAAACACAATTTTATTTGATTCTCAAACTGCTACAACGATCGTTCTAACTATAACGAATTGCCCTCTTGTTATAGGAGATTTTGTATTCCTAAATGAATTTACTTCCGATACTCCTGAAAATGCTTCAACCATAAATTTTCAAAGTGGTTTTGTCACAAATACTACTGGAACATCTGCATCATTGACAGTGACAATTACTTTACCAAATGCGGCAGTCGCAACCGATACTTATACTCCAGGAATTGTTCAATATTTGACAAATCGATCGAATACCGGAATAGATTGTTTGAGATGGTTTGATGGTGATCCTACAAATGGAAGTGCTACAACTCCGGTATTTCTTGCTGGTAATGGATGGGTAAATTTCATGCCTCCATTATCTGAGTTTATTTATTCTATAGCTGATCTTCCATTAAGAAAATATTATCTTGTTGGAGCCAGGATGATTGTTCCTTTCAAGGATAGATTATTATTCTTTGGTCCGGTTGTGCAGGCATCAACTGGCGGGTCTATTTATCTTCAGGATACGGTTATTTATAGTCAGAATGGTACTCCTTACTATACAGCTTCTTTTGGTCCTATACCTAATTCTAGCCCTCCTATCGTTGATCCCCTTAATGTTAGTACTGTCTTTAATGCCATTTTGGTTCCAATTAACCAAACCGCAACAGCTCCTGCATGGTTTGAAGATCAAGTAGGGTTTGGGGGATTTCTTTCAGCTGGAGTATCTGAAGCGATTACTTATGTTTCTCCTAATGAAGATGTCCTTCTCGTTGGTTTCAGTAACACCATTCAAACTCGTCTAGTTGCTACTGGAAATGATGTCGTTCCATTCGATTTCTTTATTGTCAATTCTGAATATGGAACCAGCAGTACATTTTCTTTTATCAATATGGATAAAGGAATTATGTCGAAAGGAAATCGTGGATATATAATTACAAGCCAGGTAGGAGCTGAAAGATTTGATATTGAGATTCCAGATGAAGTTTTCGAAGTTAAAATTCTTAATAATGGGAATGAGCGTTTTACAGCTGAAAGAGATTTTTTAAGCGAATGGGTTTACTTTACCTATCCTAGTAACCAGCAAACCTGGAATTTTCCAAATCAGACTTTATTTTACAATTATAGAGACGGTTCTTTTGCCATCTTTAATGAATGCTATACAACATATGGTCAATTTAAAACAGGTACTCAATTAACTTGGGCAACACTCCCATATAATTCTTGGACACAATGGACAAGTCCTTGGAATGCAGGTCAGCAAACATCGGGTCAGGTGATAGTTATTGCAGGAAATCAGCAAGGGTTTGTTGTCATAAGAAACTCAGAAGAAGATGTCAATGAAGCAACTTCAATTGCTATTCAGAGTTTTTCGGGTAGTTTAGTCACAAGTCCTAATCATACTCTCAATAATGGTGACTATATTATTATTTCAGATTGTCTTGGCACTATCGGAAGTCAAGTTAATGATGAAATATTTCAAGTAGTAAATCCAACGGTCAATTCTTTTTCTCTTAATCCAAATATCACATCTGGAACATATTTTGGAGGAGGTTATATTACTAGGATGTATGTTCCATTCATACAAACTAAACAATTTCCTGTTGCATGGAATATAGGAAGAAAGACAAGAATTGGCCCTCAAATGTATTTATTGGATAGAACATCAGGAGGTCAGATAACCGTTCAGATTTATCTTAGTCAGAATGATTTTAGTCCCTATAATGCAGGCCCAATTTATCCATCATTTGGTTCTCAAAACGATTCTTTAATTTATTCTCAAATTGTTTTCACATGCCCTGAAAGTACAAATTTAGGCTTGACTCCAGCTAATATAAACTTAAATATGATTACAGGATTACAGCAAGCTCAGATCTGGCATAGAATGAATACATCACTCATTGGAGATACGGTTCAATTAGGATTTACACTTTCAGATGCGCAAATGAGAGATGTGAGTTTAAATAATCAATTCTCTGAAATAACATTACACGGCTTCATAGTAGATGTAAGCCCAAGTATGAGTTTAGCATGAACGATGTTATTAACCGCGGCTCTTTCATTAGGACATCGAGAAACTTTCCACGGGCTGATGTTCCACAACTTGCTGTTGAGATCGATAGATCTTATCTTGAGATTGCTCGTACGATTAATACTCGAACAATTGGCTTCTTTACAGTTGACCGTTCGACAGTTACGGGGGAGAATTGGTATATATTTCAGAATAAGAGGCAACAGGGATTAAGACAGGTTTATTCTGTAGATGATGCTCATCTGACAATTCCTCATGAGATTACAATCAATTCAGTGTCTTTCTTTGTGAGAGTATGGGGTGAGTTCTTCGATGGGACTAACTGGCAGAATTTGCCTTATGTGGATGTTATTGCTGCAACTAATCAGATTAATATTATGGTGACGAATACTGAGATTATTGTGACTAAAGGCGCTGGTGCTCCTGCAATTGTTAAAGGGAATATAGTCTTGGAGTGGATCGCAAATCCTTGAATGTGATAGAGTAACAAAAAAGAGGTGGTTTATGAGAGGCGATAGGATTCCTGAAGGATATGATGTAGCAGAACTACAGAATTTTGATCGAAAACAAATGAAAATCTATAGACAGAGTGCTAAATCTGTTGGGAAGAATAGTTATTTATCTCGTCTTGCTGGTGGTGATCAATCTCTATTTACCGAAATGGAAGCGCCTGCAAATCGTCAATTTCAAGGCCAACTTGGAAATCTAGCTTCAAGATTTAGTATGGGTGGTGGTGGTCGAGGAAGCATGAGTTCTAGACATAGTAGTGGCTTTCAGAATCAAGCAACAGCCGCTTCCTCAAACTTTCAACAGGATCTCCAATCTAGACGCCAAGAACTGCAAAGACAAGCCATAATGGATATGCATAATATTAGCCAGCAATTGATGGGATTAAGGCCTAAAGAGAGATCACTTGTTCAAAAGCCTGAAGAAGAGGAATCCGGATGGAGTGGAATGTTTGGCGCTGGAGTTGGAGCAATCGGTGGTTTAGCTGTTAGTGGTGGAAATCCAGCAATGGCTTTACAAGGAGCTCAATTAGGTTATAATGTAGGATCAGGATTTTAGGAGATTATATGCCAATACAAATTTTACCAGCAGGTCCAACTAAAAAATCATTTGGTCAGAAGTTGTCTGCAGGGATTGGGCGAGGACTTGAGACTGGACAAAAATTGATGGATCAGCATAAAGAAGAAAAAAGAAAGCAACTTGAAAATCAGCAATTGCAAAGTCTTGTTGGGGAAGATATTTCCGGATTAGATCCTGAATTGAAAAAAACTGTTTTGGCTGAAAGATTGAAAGGACAAGCATCTTCTAAGAAAACTGGAGATGAATTGGCTCAAAATCGCCAACTTCTTCGTGCTATTGAAAATAGTAGAAATCTTGAACCTGGCTCATTATCAGCTTATGAAAGTGATCCTAAGATGGCTGAAATTACTTCTAGGCCTCCTAAAGAACCTAAGAAGACTCAAGCTAGCCAGTCGATTGATCCTAATCAGTTAAAAATAATCAAAGATGTTAGAAAAGATCCTGAATTTCTAAAAGCAACTCCTTCTAAAAAATATCAGATGATGACTGATGCAGGTATTTCAAAAGAAAATGCTCAAGCAGAATCTGAAATTGCAGCAGAAGAATATAAAGCAGAAATTGGAAAACAAAAAGAAGTTAAGGATCTTGAATATAAATATCACAAAGAATCTGAAGATTATGACAAAGAACTTATCAAAAACACAAAAGTAGCAAAAAAACAATTGTCTACTGTAAAAGATATTGAAAAAGTTCTTCAAAAAGGAGAAGTTGGCCCTAGATCTTTGGCAAGTGTTTTTTCTGGTTTAGGAACAGTAGGAGATAAAATATCTAAAGCTCTTCTTTCTAAAGATGAATCCACATTATTAAGTTCCATTCCTCAACTTCTAGAAGGTTGGAAAGATATATTCGGAGTTCGTTTATCAGATGCCGATTTAGCTTTGCTCGAAAATAAACTCCCAGATATTGGAAAGACTCCTTCAGCTAACAAAGCGGTTTTAAATATCATAAAGAAATATGCAGATCAAACACTTTTAAGGTCACAGATAGCAAAAGAGATTAAAAACAAAAATAACGGATTAAGACCTCTTCAATATGAAGAAAAAATCGAAGAACGTTATGATGAAATGAGTGCCCCAGTAAAATTGATTAGCCCTAGAGGTAATGAGATCGAAGTTCCAGCATATCAAGTTGGTGCAGCAATTAAAGGTGGGGCAAGAGTTCCTCAATGAATGATTTTGATTTTTCACTTTATGATCCATCTTATCTCGATGATGAACAACCAGATCCTAAAAGAAGTTTAGAAGTTAAACCTAAAATGAGGTTTGAAGAACCTGAACCTAAAAAAGTTGAAGAACCATTTGATTTTAGCCAATATGAAGATGAAGAAACTCACCCTTATTTTGGTCAATATGCTCATCTAACACCAAGCGAATATAAAAAACTTTCTCCAGAAAAGAAGAAGGAACTTCAAGAATATTCTCCATTGAAAGGTTTTGCTAAGGGTGCACTATCTGGATTAACACTAGGCGCAACTGAACATATTCCAGGATTAAAACCTGAAGAACATGAAGCAGGTTCAGGAATCGGTGAATTTGTTGGAGCTGCTGCACCTATTGCAGGAATATTAAAAGTTGCCTCTTATCCATTTAATGCAATAAAAGGACTTTTGGGAATTCCACTAGAACTAACAAAAAAGACAGGATTAGGAGCAAGAGCAATTAGTCATGCATTAGATATAAGTAAAAGTGCAACAGTAGGAGCCGGACATTCTTTAGGTAAACAAACTATCAAAGGTGAAGGGATAAGCGGAAGAGAAGTTGCAGAAGAAGCAGCTATGTTCGGTGGTACTCATGCATTGATTTCAGGTGTAATTGGTGGTGGAAGATGGCTTAATTCTTTAAGAACTGGACAGCGTGCGAAACTTCTTTCTGAAGGTGTTATTGGGGCTGATCTTGATCCTAATCAATATAAATTCTTTGAACAAGAGATTGTTCCAGAACTTCAGAAATCAGCAGAACAGAAATATAAACAAGCACTTCAAGAAGCTGTTGAAGCCAATGATAAAGAATTCGCACAGAAGATGCAGAATATAAAAGCTAAACATGAAGACGATCTTTATCGTCAAGCTCAAGAACAAAAAATGTCAGAGGAAGACTTTACAACAGCTAAACAGAAATATCAGAATGAATTAAAGCAAGTTGCTGCTGAACATGAAGCTAAAGTTGAACAGATTCAAAAGGAAAATCAAGAAGCAATAAAATCCTATGAAGAAGATAAGAAAGCTTTTCAGAAGATGAAAGAGCGTCAAATAATTGTTAAAGATGCAATTACTCCAAAAGAATCTGAAATTGATTTAAAAGGTCGTGTAAAAGCTGAAGGTGAAAATATTGGATTTAGGCCGGCTCCTGGAGTTGAAAAAGATCCAAGTCTTAGAAATAAAGTTGGGAAAATATTTAGTGATGAAGTTACAAGAAATGAAAGTGCATCAGGATTAGAAAATGTTAAAGCCATCAGAGCAAATGATAATTTTGACTATCAACAGGTCAGAGATGCTTATACTATAAGCGATAAGTTAGGTGAAACTGTACAAGGAGAACATTCTGGTCTTGCTCTTGAACTTGTTAGATTAATTGATGAATTAAAACAGATTCCAGAATTATCACCTCCTCGTAAACAACTTTTAACGATTGCAGAAAAGATTTTAAATAAAATCGGAATTTTCAATGATGAAGGAGTCCTGATAGGATTTAATAAAGTAAGCAATAAAATTCTTCAGGATCAAGCAAAAGAATTACGTTATTTCATGGATTTCAACTTTGAACATGGAAACAATAGAGCAATTTTCACTCCTCTTGTTAATACTCTTGAAGATGCCGCAGAATCTGCTGCAATCAATACTGGAAATCAAGCCGCTTATGATGCTAGCAGAAAGTCAAGAAGTCTTTATAGACAATGGGCAAAAGATTATGACAATGATTATATTCGTCCATTTAGAGACACGAAGAATCATGATTATATAAAGCTATTTAATAAGACTCTAGATCCTGATACATATCCTGTTGTGAATAATATTTTGAACCGTTCTAATGCTGGTCAACAAATATCAAAAGCTGATAAGAGAGCACTTATTGAAAACGAACTTAAACCTTTCTTTGGAAATAGGGGAAAAGTTGATACAGATAAGTTTGAGGACGCTTTAAAAAGAATCCGAGGGATTATCACTCCTGAAGAAGAAAGAGCGATTCATGAGGCCTTTGCACATGAAAGAAGAACTCCTGTTATCAATGGGAAAAAGGCTGAGATTCCAGAAGGTCCAAAAGGAATAAAGGAATTACCACAAGCTAAGATTCCATTGTTTGAAAAACAAAAAAGAAAAGTTGGTGAAATAACAGAAGTAAAAATACCTCTTAAACCTGATGTAAAGCCAACAAAAGAAATGCAAGCTTCAGCAAAAATAATGAAAATCAAACCTGAACAAGCTTTGAAAATGACTGAAAACCCATCAGGATTGAAAGAACTTAAAGATAATTTATCGAAACCTCTTTTTAAAAAAGTCGGACAACATAAAGTGAAAGATATCCTTTTTGAAGGAAGGGTTGAAAGAAAATTCACTGGTGATGAACTTTACGACATTATCAATAAAGGAAATAATTACGCTTTACTTTCTGAAATTTTAGGCGAGGATGTTGCAGCGGATCTACTTGTAAATTCAAGAGAAATAGCTGGAAAGTCTGCTACTGTAAAAGCCTTTAAAAAAGTAGGAATGCACGCAAGTACTCTAAAAACTTTGATGATTTTTGGAATATTATAATTTATTTACTTCTTCGCATCCATGCCACATTAAAGCTAAAACAGTGCACTTAAATCCAAAAACTACTAAACATCCTAGTAAAAATATAATCATATCTCACTCCTTAGTGTTTGAAAAAACTCACAATCCAAAATCATGAGGTAGGTGCTTACGAGTTTTACTCTTTTCGTTAATCTCCTTGATGTCTTGATTAATTGCTTGTATCTTCTTACAATTCAAATACAAGCCAATACTTAAGCTAAACATCAATATACTCAAAAATATATCTATCAAAACTTGTGCGCAACTCATATTCATTCCTTCATCATCTTCTTCAGATGTTTAGCCGTTTTTAAGTTGTCTTCCTGTATCTGTAGAAAACTAGCAATGATAGAACATGTCTGCTTAGGGATGGATAAATCCAACTCAGTGCAGAAAATCTTGTATCTCTTATAGAGCTCTAGCGGAAGTCTGAATCTAATTTCTTTCTCTTTCATAATTCCATTATACGGAAATCCGCTTAAAACCACAATTTATAATGATTCTTGAATCGATTTTTGCCTAAATCGTAACAACTTAAGG